CAAAATAAGTTTGAGGAGAAATATAAACAGAAGTTCTTGAACCATCTTCATTTAATGCTCTTAATAACTCATCCTCATATAATTGTTTTAATAATTGTATTCTATCTGGTGCTCTTTTTTGTGATAAATAATATGCAAGACCAGAACACATACATGGTAGAAATCTAAAAGGAACATCTGCATTATTAGTAAAAGCTCCAGCATCATCAATTCTATCAATTGAATAATATTTTAAAGTTGTATAAGTAGAAGCATCTGGTGCAAGATAAACACTTATATTTGGTTGTGTTTGTCTGTTAACATAATATTGTGAAGGTTGACCAGTTGCTAATTTATTTGGTAATGCAGAGTAAGCAGATCTATCTATTTTTGTTAATGCAATATCTTGAGTTGAAGATGTTCCTTGTCCAGTTATATTTTGTACTGCTACACCAGAGGCATGAGCAACTGCCGAAGAACCTAAAGCTCCTCTTGTAGCTCCAGTCAATGTGTTCGTAGATTTACCAGTGTATGTAATAAATTCTAAACCAATTTGAACTGTGCCACTTGAAGCAAACGCAGAACCATCAGTTAAAACAATACTTGTAGCAGAATTTGTTAAAGCAGTACTAAGAGTTCCATTTACTGCACCAGTTGAAGATATATAAGCTTCAAGAACATCATTTACTTGAGTTGGAACAGAATAAGTTGCAACTCCTGCTGTAAATATAATTTGATTTAGATTTACTTTCCAAAGGTGAACACCTCTGTTTCCCCATTCTGAAAATAAAAGATTTAAACTTCTTCTAGCACTTCTTATGTCATTTCCACTATTAGTTCGTAAGCCACATCTCTCGTAAGCTTCTTCAATAATATCATCGATTTGTAAATCGAATACTGTAGTTCCTGACGTTGCCATAATTCATTACATTATATCTTTATAATAGTCTAAAGTCTTTCCCGGTAGTAATTGTTCGTCTTGTAAACCCATACCTGATGATCTTGCTGCACCCATTCCTTTAACTGCAGCTCCTCCAGCATCTCTACCTAAATAGTTTAAAGATGGACTTAACGCAGCTCTAGATTTTATAGATTTTTTAGCTATTTTTTTACCTTTGTCTGACATTAAAACTCCAAGTCCTACAGAAGCTTTTTTCATCATCTTAAAATCTTCACCAGATATTTTACCATCTTTATTTTTGTCTAATTTTTTTTGATTGCCTTTTAACATAATAATTCTCCTTAAATTTCTATCATACCACCATAATATCTCTTGGTAAAGGTACTAACATTTGTTGGTTTACCACCAACTCCTTGTGATTTATTTCTTTTTCTTACAACCGCAGAACGCTTTTGCGAGGATGTCATTTGGGCTGCTTTTGCAGCAGGAACGCATTTGGGGTACTTTCTTTTTGATCCACTTGCAGATTTTCTTCCACATTCTTTATACCCTCCTCCTTTTTTGGGTGATCCTATATCTACCCATTTTTCGTTAAACCATTTTTTAAGACTCATTAAAATACGCCTTTAAAACCTTTGCCTCTGATAGCTGCTCCACCACCTCTGGCTTCTCCACCACCACTAAAATTTTTAGAAAAACTTAAACTTAAATTTTTAGCTTTTCCTTGTTTTGTTCCTGTAAGTGAAAATTCAGAAGAGTCTCCCTCTTCCATATTCCCTTTAGTTATTCCAAGTGATATGGCACTATTAATATTTTCTTTACTTACTTTACTGAATGGTTTTTCTATCCCACCAGAAATCGATGTTTTACCTTTTCCTATACTTACAGTAGCTTTTGGAGAAGTTACATATTCATCATCAAAAACATTTACTCCACCACCTATTGTAGTTCCTTTAAGTGTTTTTTTTAAATAATCTGGTATATTCTTCTTACCCATTAAAATACTCCTTCAAATTTTTTACCTCTGATAGCGGCTCCCGTTCCTCTAGCTTCTCCACCACACATCATGCCCTTAGCTTCAATAGATTTTTGTTCTCTGTAATTAGCTGCATCAATATCATCTCCATATTTTCTTGCATCAAAAGGATTATCAAATGTTTTTTCTTTTTTCTTATGTTTCTTTAAAACATCTTTTGCTTTTTTAGCCATCGATCATTCCTTTGTAATAATTATTTAAACTTTTATTTGATACCTTATGACCAGCTAAATCGCCTCTCATATAGCTACCATCGTAAGATTGCAATTTTTGTGCAAATTGTCCATCAGAAGCTTTTACAACAGATTGTAAAGTTTTAGCTTGAGCCGCATGTGTTTTAGATGCTTTTTTTAAACCACCTATAACTTTTTTAATTTTAGCCTCACCACCAACAACCTTACCAGCTGGTTTTGGTCCTTTAAAATCTTTTCTTTTTACACCACTTGGGTCTTTAATTTTACCAGCACATATCTTACTAGCATAAGCATTAGCATATGCTGAAGGATATACTCGAAATTTTCTTTTAGCGGCCGCTTTGCCTCTAGCACATAATTTAGTCATAGTGTCTAAGCCTTTTTCTGTTGTACAACTTTTTAGATTGTATCACTTTTGACTTGTAGTTTCTAGACCTTAACTTTTTTGCTTCTGGATTTCTTTTTAATAGATGCGATAACTCTTCGTTTTTTTTCTTTTTCATCTCTAGCACCTCTTAACTTACCCTCTATTTGTTTAGGTATTTGTGATCTCGTTATTGCCATATTATATTAACTCCTTTGCTGAGCCTAGTATTGGTTTATATTTAGTTTTACCTTCTGATTTGAAAGCGTGTAAGAATGATGCTCTTGGTTGATCTGATATCCAGCTACAGTGGATCCAGCCCGAGTTAGGTTCGCCCGGAGTGTAGAACTCGAGAATCAATTGATCTGGTGAAAGATTATTTTTAATCCAATCAAATAATTCAGCGTTGTCTACGCCAATACATTCAAAATCTGCCGCCTCAGCTTTTGCATGTTGTGATCGTGCCGAGCTACCGATAGCTTCACACAATGCCACGCTACGAAATCCGCTGGTAATTTTAACTCTGCCGAAATGGTCACGTACTGGTTGTAAAATATTTTCACACAATGCTTTTAATTTTTCTATTTGTTCTGCGTTAGGATTATTATTAATACCCTTACGGATTGCTGTGTCTGATTTAATTAATTCTGATAAAGTAAAATTACGACTTAAATTCATAAAAACTCCTATTCTAAAATTAGTTTTTTAATACTTTTGCTACCATCAATATTTGACTCTAGTTCTGCCATAGACTTTATGCACTGGTACTGTACTTGTTTTTTTGTATCACGCATTGCAACTCTTTTGCCTTTCAAACATTCAGACATAGATTCTTGAATTCTGTGTTCCTTGATCTCTCCGTTGATTATCATAAGAAGAGCCACTATCATCTCTGTCATAATACTTTACCTTTGTTTTCACCTTTTTTAACAACATATTTTTGTGTACCATTTTTACCGTGTTCAACAGACTGTTTTAAATTTTTAACAAAGTTCATTTGTTTAGCTTTCTTTTCCATGTCAGAAATATATTGCACAACTTGTCTAGTAATTCTTTCCATTTGCTCTTACCTTATCTTTTAAATCTTCAATATCTTTTAATGCTTTATCTAATTGTTCTCCTAAAAATTCTATGTTGACTTTGTTTGTCATATTCATCTCTTGGGTTTCTTCCATTTTCTCTACAGTCTTATAAAGATCTTCGATTAAAAAATGTTGCTCTTGATCGGTAGGGACTTGCTCACTTTTTTTAAGCAAATCATTTTCAAACAACTCACGTGATGTCTCCAGTGAAACTAACCTAGCCGTCAACTCGGTGTAAGCGAATACACCCATCGCAACGAGCACAATCAAACTAGCTACGGTTTTCATCGGCATCTGCACAGCTGCTTCTTCAGATATATTTAATGTTTTTTTATTCATCTATCTTTGGTTTTGGTAATGGTAGTATAAAGTCTTTTGGTGGTATTTTCAATGTACTCTCCTTTGATTTTATAAACTTATCTCCCATTAAATTAACATCTGGGTTCTCTTTTTTATACTCATCTTTCAGGTCATCCCACAAACTTTGTGAATCAGATGGTCTAGTGTTATCTCTTGCAGGAGTTACACCTCTACATTTAGAAACTAACAATCTAAAATTTTCGTTCTGTGCAAGACTTGGATTACTATTAACCCTGCCACACATCTTCATTAACTCTAACTGTTGTTTAATTTGTACATTTTCTTTTGAAGTTTTACAGTCTGTTCCTAAATATTTTCTGTATGTGAATCTTAAATACTGTTGTTCGTTTGTGCTGTTGTCTGAATAATTATAATCAGTATCACGTCTTTCTGTTCTTACTTCAAAATCTCCACATCTTGCACTATCCTCGTTAAGATATTCATTTCTAGGATAAGCAGGATCAGTAAAGATAGTTAATAAAC